CGACGCCACCGCCCCCGCTATCTCCAGTTGGCATGCCCGAAGAACTACCAGGAGCATTGACGGATTCATTGAAATTAAATGTTTGCATTTCAAATACGAGTGACAAGCATTTGCCTTGAGTTGTACGAGCACGGAAAGCGATATAGTCCCATCCACCGTCATGCGGCGTATAGCGAATTACGACACTGATACCGGCCCGTCCCTCGCAAAATACTGAGCCGCTGGCGAGGTTACCCCAACCTTGCGAAGCGTCGTGATACCTTGCCTCGATATAGAGGTTTTCCCATGTCTCATCGCCGTGCATGGTGGCCTTCAAGAAAACGTCTTTCTTGAAGCTGCCGAACCTTTTAGCATGGAAGGTATTCTCGCCGCCCTGAGCAGGTCCAACAAAGCCATCCAAGGTCACGGTAGCATTCGCGACTCGAGGGTTGTACACGCTGCCGCTGTCAAACAAGCTGAACGGTGCAAGACGGTTCCATGGGGTCAGAAGTCGTGCGGACTCTAATGCCAGCACGGACGTGCGAATAACAGAGCCGCTAATTTCACCAGTGACTTTGACGTTGTTGCCAATACTTGAAAAGTTCGGCGTGCGGATCGCGCCATCTGCGCTAATCTGGACATAGCCGCCGTCCCCATTTGCATTACCGTAAAGAGCCCCCTCGGGACCGTTATAGAATCCCCCTAATCCTGCCGCAGGCCATGCGTAGCTCGTGTATGCGCCGCCGCAGATGCTGCCGCGCAAAACTACGGCCGCCGCGTACAGCACGCCGCTACGCTGCATCAGCCAGCCCGCGCCGCCCGGCCCCACAATACCGTTCCAGTTAGTGCTATAGAGGTCGCCGCCGATCATGGTGTTATTGACAGCCCCCGGCATAATATAGGACGCGGCGTTACCGGGCGTGATTACGTTATCGCTCCAGGCTGTCTCCGTAGCACCTAGTTCGACCTTCACATTTGAAATGATGATAATGCTGCCGCTGTTCCCGGCAAACATGCGCAGATACGCATTTGGGGAACTGGCAAAGTCTGGCATTTGTTCGGTAAATTTATACCGCGTTAACGTGTTCGTTAGCTGAATCCCAATACCTGGCGTATCAAGCCCCGATCCGTAAATGTCGGCCGATAATACGCGCGGTGCGCCATCGCAATACGCATCAAAAGAAACAGTGTAATACTGGTTTGGCTTGATTCCGAGTGGGTTCGAGTTCACACCCGTATACTCGGCTCCAGTAGGCATATATACATACTCACCATTTATGAAACGGCCATCACCTGAACCGGTAACAACCCCAGCGCCACCGAAACGACTTGTCCAACTAGATACACGGGCTGCGATATTTGGCGACACCTTGGTCTGTTCCGCCAAGCTAGAGGTAGCCTTCAAAATAATTGTGCCATCCGGCGCACGGATATCAAGTGTGCCGGCACGGATCGCTGCGCCGTCGATCGACCCTGTAACGAACAAGCTGCCGTCGAAGATCCCGCCCATCGCTTGCCATGCCGCGCCATCCCAGCGCTTCGTCATCGCCCATCTGCCGCCGTTGGAGATCGTCACGACGTCGTTGACGACGTTGCCACCAGGCGTAGCGGCATCAGCCACGCCGTCAGACCATGCGTCGCCGAAAGCGTAATGCTGGCCCGGGCCGCGCGCGCCGGGCGTGCCATTGCCTGGCGCGCCATCGCGCACTACAAAAATGATGCAGCTCTGCGAGAAGGTCTGGCCGCCGGCGGCAATGCGCGCGGTGACGATGGCGGCCGGCCCCTGCATATCGGCGTAGCGCACGACAGCACTCTTGCCGGTCACGCTGGTCAGGGTCGCGCCGTCGGCTGTGAAGGTCACGTCTCCTTCCAGGCCGACCAGCGTTGCGGCGATCGTGATGGTAGGCACGTCGACGTCGCCAGCGGCATTCGTATGGAACAGCGACGACGACGCGTTCAGCAGGATCGAAGCATTCTTCGGGTTGATGATCCGCACCGAGGCGGCCTGCAGGATCGCGTCGCGGTCGTTCAGTGCTGTGCTCATACGAGGAAACCTACGGTAACCCGGCCGGTTTCCCAGTCGGGTGCGAGTGAAATAACGATGCCGGTCACGCCGGCGTCCATGCTGAAGCGCGGCGAGTAGACCGTGACGGCCTGACCCAGCTCGAGCGAAAGCAGTTCCGGCACGCCTTCGAACTCGTACGTGGTGCGCGGCACCTTCCAAAGATTAAGCCGGCGCTGGGCCTCAGCGTCGGCGCCGACGCGCGTGAGCAGCATGGTGTCGACCTGGACCGGCTCGGCGTTCAGGCGGTATGTGGCCAGCGTCGCCTGGTCAGTCTTCGTGGTGGACAGCCACTCTTCGGCGAACAGCGCCTTGTGCACCTCCGGCAGGTTCGCCAGCGTGCCGGCGTCCTGCACGGTCCAGCACTTTGCGAACCCCAGCTTTACGGCGCCGACGACGTCCGTGCGAGCCGTCGGCTGCAGCGTGCCATCGACCATGTGCTCTGGCCGAATCACCACCGGTGTACCGGCGGCCGGCAGCGCAACCTTGATCAGCCGAGCCAGACCGAGCCGCGACATCACCAGCTGGGCGCCGACGCTGCTGAGCAGCAGCTGGCAGGCGACCAGCACGTTCTGGCGCGCCGTCGAATACACGCCCATCGTTTGCTGGTGCGCGGCGTCGAACGCGGCGATGTTGGACAAGTCGAGGTCCGCATTAGTGAAACGATCGGACACCTTGCCGTAACTGGTGACCAGGCGCTGGACCAGCTGTGCCGCGGTATCGACGTAGCCACCGGCTGCAGCGCCGCGCACAGATGCGGTGACCACTCCAGCTGGCGCGGCCCGCAACTGAAGCGTGCCGGCCGGCAGGTCGGCGGTGAACGCCACCGGCGCGCCGTTATCGCGAACCTCGATGATCGAGTCGACCGCCCCGGCATGCAACTGGTACTTCAGGATTGCGCCATTGATCAGCAGCGGCGTCACGTTGAACGTCTGGCCCAGCGCGATCGGCAGCAGTGCATCCCGCTGCTCGCCCGTGCCGCCGAGCTTGGCCTCGCTGACCGGCGTGTTCAACCGCTGCATCTTGTCGCGCAGCTTCAGTGTCAGCGCCTGGCGGCCGCGCGGCGCGATGTCGGCCACGATGCCGTTGAAGATCATTCGGAAGTCCGCGCGGTCCCAGCGCACATCACCGATATACGCTTTGATCGACCGGTTGCTCCAGATGTACCCAGGCCCAGCCCATGCATCGCGCGCGCCGCCGACGTTCTCGATTTCGAGTTCGCCAGCCGAGAGCCCACCCTCGCCGTCCAACAGCAGCCGCTCAGTGAATAGCCTGCCGACAGTGGCGATGGGCAGATACGTGGTGTTCGCCGGCGCATCTCCGGGCGCAGTGGTGAATGGTTTCGTCGCGAAGTACACGACGGACTCCATACCACCGATCTGCACGGCCGCCTCGATGAGGACGACACGATAGGCAGCCGAGCTTTTCAGCCAGGCCAAGAACTGAGCATCATTCATGCGAGTGCAACCCTTTGTTCGCTATTAGTGACGGACTTGAACCCCGTCGTGGTGGCGCCGGCGACATGCTCAGCGTTCTCACGCGCCGCCCGTGCATTTGCCTCGATCACGTGTCCGGTCTGCACGGCCTGTTCCGCGCGCAGGCTGGCCAGCTCCTGGCGCACCGACTTGAGCTCGGCGACCAAGGCGACGGTGTTGTCTGCACCGTAAGAGGCATACATCACCGGCGTCGGCATATTGATCTGCGGCGCGGCCATGACGCCCGGCGCTGGCGGCGCCGTCGTGCCCATGACCTGGTGCATTTGCAGGATCGCATCGCGCACCGACAGCACCGACTTGTCGAGCGTGATCAGGCCGCTCACCGACAGCTTCAGCGCGTCCAGCTGCGCCTTGCCGACGTCGACCTGCGCGCTTGCCCAACGCTCTGTCTCTGCCGTGGACGCCTGCGCATATGCGAAATCGGCTTGGTACTGTGCACTGCTTGCAAAGACTGCACGTGATGCTGTGAGGAACGAATTGAATGCGGCTGAATAATTTGACTGCGCCGACTCGTCTCCACCGCGCGCGGCGGCCAACACCGATTCGTACTGCGCTTTTGCCTCGGCATATTTCTCCTGCGGCGACAGTGGTGATAGGCCACCCAAGAGCGCGTTCTCGCGTAGGCTTTTCAGGCTCGCGGAAAGAGAGCTCATACGATCGACCGTCGCGCTGATAGCATCGTTCTCGGCGTTGTATGCATCGGTCAGCGCTGAGCGTGCGTCCGCCAGTGATAGCGATGCATCTTTGATTTCGGGATACAACTTGGCGTAGGCCTCTTGCAGGTCCATCAGCACGACGTACTGCTCGCGCTGCGCCACGTTCGTGAGATCCAGGCCTAAGACGTATTGCTTGAACGAGTCGCGCGATCGCAGCGCCGACAGACCCATCGACGCCAGCTGGTCGGTGACGTACTTCTGCACGGGAGCCAGGCGCTCGGACTCGGTTAGGAAATTCTCGGCAAAGCTAGATGTCTGACTGGCTAGCTCATCGATACCGCCCGCTAGCGTCAGCAGATCTTCCCGCGCGCCGAGGCTGGCCACACCGGTGGCACCGAACGTTTTGCCCACGCTTGCCAGGACAGCATCCAGGCTGGCGTAGTTCACGGCGACACGCGCCAGTGTTTCCAGAGCACCCTCGCCCACCTTCTGGAACTGAGTGATACCGGCCACGCCGAACGATGCCAAGTCGTCGCCCACCTTCGAGAAGATGGCGGACAGTTCCTCCTGGATCTCGTCCCCGGTCTTTCCCTTCAAGCTGACCTTACCGATGTCGACCACGAAGCCGTTCAGCTGGTTTGTGAACGCATCGCCGCCAATGCCAAGGAGATTGCCAGCTTCGAACACGGTGTCGTAGAGCGAGGTCAGGATCGTGCTGATCTGACGGTTGCCCTCAGCGCCGATGCCCTCCAATTGCGTGCTCTTCTTGTCGCTCCTGAACCAGCCTCCATCCTTCTTGAGGTCCGCGTACTGCGACGCGCTGACACCACCGTTGATGATGCTACCGAAGCTCGACTTCCCCATCGTGAAGCCAGTATCCTCGACCGTTTGCTTGCCGCCGAAGACGCTGCCGAGCGCCTTGCCGATAAACGTCTTGCCGATGATGGCACCCAGTGCGGCACCCAAGGCCATACCTACCGGGCCGCCCAGCATGGCGCCGATGTAGCTCGTGCCCATGCCGACATACGCGCCACCAGCTGCACCGGCGATGCCGCCAAGAGCCGCACCGCCGATGCCGATCGCCTTCGAATCGAACACGTTCTTGCCCATGTCTGCGCCGAACTTGCCCGTCACGCCAGTGGTGCGCACCAAGAGCGAAGCGAACTGGTCAATACCGGCCTCAATGTTGCGCAGCGATGCCAGCATGCCGGTGCTGATGTTCAGCTCCTTCGACGTCGCGCTCTCGATCGTGGCCAGCGCGTTTGCGATGGATTCGGATTTTTCGTCTGAGCCCAGCACCGAGCCCCTGCCCTGCGTTTTCTGACGCGACTCGGATAGGCTCACGCTGCTGCCGCCTCCGACGCTACCGATGGCCACCCCGAGGCCAGCGACGACAGCCGCCATGGCGGCCATACGACCGAACGCACTGTACGGGTCACCCGTGCCCTGGTTCAGCACAGCGGCTATCCCTTTCGGTACCAGCTCGGCCATTGTCATCGCCAGCTCAGCCGCGTGAAAAACCTTTGACACGGTCATTAGCGCTTGGTATCCACGGCTTTGTTCGCCGAAGAAACCAGCAGCTGCGCCTGCCATGTCGCCGTAGCCGGACAGGCGGTTCTTGGTTTCCATTTCATTGAGGCGCGCGATATCGGCGATGTACTTCTGCTCACTCATGGCACCAGTCAATCGCTCGCGCTCCGCCGTGGCACGGTGCTTGTCGATCGCAGCCTGCCGCTTACCGAAACCGTCCAGCGAAGATGTCAGCGAGGATAGGGCCGTGCCTGCCCCGCCAAGAGATTCGCGCAGGGCTTCACCAAAGGACTGCGCTTTGGCTGGATCGAGGAACTCGTCCAGTTGCTCGATGGATTTTTTACTGGCTTCGAGACCGTCAATCGTGCCGAGCGCAGTCGCACTACGCTTCTTCGCAGCGATTAACTTTTCCAGATTCTGGATCTCGTCGAGAGTTAGCCCCGCCGACGAGCGCTGCGCGAGCTGCTCTTCCAGGCGGGCCAGCTCTAGCGCTTCGATCTCGCCTTTCGTTTTTCCAAATGTGAGCGCAAGTTCTTCGTTGCGCGCCGCTTCGGTTTGCGCGTTTTCGATTGCCTTTGCGACGCCGGTTTCATAGGCGGCCATCGACTTCGTGTACGACTCCAATCCTTCCGCCGCACGCTTGTTCGCCTCGATCACTTCGAGTTTCGTGATCAAGTCTTTGCCGTCGCTTTCCAGTAAAGCATATTGGATTGGCGTGAGTTTCCCCTTCATCTCAGCCAACTGCTCAGTCAGCCTGAGCTGCTCCTGTTGGCTTGCAACCAATGGGGCCCCGGCGCTGAGCTCGAGATCGGCTTGAACGATTTTCGCCTGGATAGCCTTCACCAGATTTTGATAAGCGTTCGCCAGTTTTTCTGCATCCTTGTCCGCGTCGTCGCCACTGGATTTGTACGCGAGTGTCTTCTTGCCAGGCTCAGCCGCTGGGCTACCTGGCGTGGCATCTCCTACCTTTGCCGAAAGGTAGCTGGCCACTTTGCTGGAGAACACGTCACCCCGAGCATTGTAGAAATCAGACAATTTCTTATTGGCGTCGTCCAAAACTTGATTTCGCTCTGCAACCGTCTTCTTGAGTTCCTCCAGTGGCGAACCGCCGTTGGCGGCGCTATAAGCCATCCTTGCGGGCGACGCCGTCCAAAGCACTTTGAGATCGGCGGCAACAACCTGGACGCTACTCGAGATCGCCGAAAAGGTCCGCACAGCAAGAAGCCCTACATCCGCAACGCGCGCAATCCCCATGGCCGCCATACTGGCCCACTCAGCGATTTCGCCACCGTCAATAAGACCATCTTTCGCCTCGATCGCGTCGGCAAAACCCTTCGCCAGCGCGGACAACGCAGGCAACGCCGCAGTCGTTACAGCCTCGAACGCCTCGTTGGTACGTACTCCCAGCATGCCAAATTGATCTTGAAGGGAAGCAACCTGAGTTACCGACTCAGCTGAGATTATCGAGAAACCATCGACGGTTTCCGACAGGTCGTTCAGGAAAGGCAGCAAGTCCACAGCAGACTTGCCGAACAGATCAGTGACGATGGCCGCTTTCGCAGCCCCATCCTCATACTGCTGCAGGCTTTTCGCCACCGCGACCATGATTTCGCCAGGGTCGCTCAGCGTGTTCGCGGAAACGCCCAGAGCGGCAAGTGCTTTGCCAGTCTTGCTCGACTTCTCGTCGACAGTCGTCAACCCGCGCGCGAGTTTGACAAGGGCTGGGTCGACGCTGCCGGCGAAGTCCGCGCCGAATGCCGCCGCTACTTTTTGAATTTGCGACAAGCGCTCGACGCTCGTGCCGATCTTTTGCGAGAGGTCGTCGAGCTCGGCCATGGAATCCATGACGCCGGTGATCTTCGCCGCCAAGCTGCCGAGTGACACACCCGCCACAGTGAAGCCCACGACATTACCGATGGTGGACTGCAGGTTGGAGTAGCGGTCACCGAGACTGCTCATCTGCCCCGAGATTCGATCAAGCGATTCGCCGTTCATACGACGCAGGGCATCGGCGATCGAGTCAATCCTGCGCTGGCTTTCTGCAGCACCTTCTACAGCCATTTCGATAAGTGCGCGCGGCAGTGCCATTGTCCCGGTTTCCTAGTTCTTGCGTTGACGAGCCCACTCTTCAAGGCTCGCTCGTTCCATCATTTGAATCAGCAGAAACAAGCTCGATCGGGCCTTCTTCTTCAGGCCCCGCAGCCGCATGCACGTTTCCACTCCCGGGTAGTTCAATCCTGTTATCCCACCCATGCCGACTGTCCATTGCGTCTGGATGGCCAGCCACATGTCGAAGGCATCGTTGCTCTCGGGCCAGAGCCAGAACTCGTCCTGGTCTAGCGCAACGCCTTCTACGGCGTATAGCCCAAGCGCAGCGAGAGCCTCGTTGACATGATCAAGCTCAGCAGGCGCATCGCTGCCAAACTCGATTTGGCCGCGCGCCATAAGGCGCGCGACCTCTGTCAGTTTTTTGCGACTGCTGCCACCTGTTCCAAGTAGGAACGCATGATGACAACCGGCATGCCGACGTTGTTGATCACCTCGTCGAACTGCTCCAGTGAAAACTCCACGACTGTACCGGCCTCGGCAAGGACGCCTTCCCAACCTTCGGCGATATCGCGGAGGAACTTTTTCAAGTCGCCGCTCTTATCTTTCATGGCAACGTCGATTTCATCCTGGTTCAGGCGACGGCAATGCAACTTGAAATCGAAATTGACAGGCTTGCCGTCCTCATCCGGCAGTGCGCCTTTTACGGCTACAGCGATCTTGCTGCGCTTTACGAGCTTAAACATTGGGCTTTCTTTCAGTTGTGAAGTGGGTTGGCATTACAGAACGACGATGCGCCACTCGTCGTTACCGTTGACGGGTACCAGGCGCAGATCGAAACCGATCAGACGCTTACCGTTCAACTCGGACTTGCGAGGGTTGGTCAGCTGGACAGATGGTGCGAAGACCAGGACCTTGTTGCCGGCTGTAGTGCCGATCGTGAAACCCAAGGTTTTCGTCACGTTCGCTTTGACGTCCGCCATCAGAGCGACCTCCTGCTCGGCAGTTAGCTCGAGCTCGACGGTACCGGCCGACTGGCGATCGGAGATGTCGACCGTCTCGGTGCTGAGCATCGCACTGAAGTTCACGACGTTGCCAAAATTCAGCTCCAGGCCGGTACTGTTGTACACAGTGCCGCCAGCCAGTGCACCGGCTGCGTAGGAGCATCCGAGGGTGACGTCGATCACGTTTGCCTTGGTCATTGCAACCGGCTTCTTCCACGGCGTGAAAGTGCCAGTGACGTTCGGCGCCACGGCAATACCGCCGTCCAGCGCGACCCATTCAAAACGCAGCATGGGGCGCTCGCCGACCTTGGCCGTCAGCGTGCAGTTGCCCATCGAATCCAGCAGTTTGTGCAGGACGCCATCGTCGTAGTAGTACTGGGTGAGCATCTTGAGCCCAGTGGACGCCGGCGTGTACTCGACACGCGCAGGCGTGGTTAGCAGCCCTTCCGATACTGCGCAGCCTTGCAGCATCGGGCCCCAGGCTGGAGCCGTGCCAGCGGTACCGGATCCAGCCAACTCAACCGCATACGACAGCTTGACGCTGCCCGGGCCGACGAGCTGCTCGCTGCCACCGAAGTAGCCGCGAATCAGCGCGCGGTCGATCGCCTGCGCGTCGAACGGCGTGATGCTGCCTTCCGACATGAGCACGGCATTGGCCGCGCCGCTTGGCGCCGAATCAACGCCGGAAGCCGTTTGCACCTTGGCGGTGACGATGGTGTTCTTGATCAGGCGGGGCATCGCTTACTCCTGGCTGGCCGCGTCGTCATACTCAACGGCTGCGGCTGGGGTTTCATCGGCAGGGACTGGGGCTGGGTCGTTGGAGATCCATTCCCAGGAGTTCCGGTCAAAGGTCCACGACCCACCACCAGGTGGCGGCGGGATCTCGCGATCGGGCAGCGCGGTTTGCGTCTTTTCGATATTCATGTCAGCTCAATGTGTAGTTGCTGGTGCGGTGATCTGCGGTATAGGTGAGACGAACCCACCCGGTTTTTTTCCCGTCTGTCGTGTTCTCGGCTTCGACTCCGATCACCTGCAGATCGGTAACGACGCCGTCCAGCGTCGAGTTGGCGGCCAGGCGTTCGAACACTGCCTTGAGCAGCGGGTCGACGGCGAGGTCGCCGCTTTCGCTAGTGCCGCTCGCATAGCATTCGACGGTGAGACGGGTTGTCCAATCAATTGGCGCGCCGTTGATCGTGCCGCCGGTTGGCACCGACTGGTCCCACTGCACGCTGATCGCCAGCTTGTCCTGCTCTGGCACTGCCATCGCCCGGGCGCGGTAGATCGCGTTGCACACTGGCGGCTGCGCCTCAAGTGCCGCGATGACTGCGCTGACGATGTTTGCGAAGGCGGTTCTCATTACACGACCGTCAGTACGAGCATGGTCAGTCCGGTGTTATCCGGGTCCGCGTCGATAATCTCGTATAGCACTGCATCGATCATGATCTGTTGTCCGATCGGCTTGGGTAACACGGCGCTGGTGGCGACGGTCACGACAGGACTGCTCGATGCAACGCCACTACCGAGCGGCGCTTCGCTGGCCAGGTTGCGGAAGATGCCCGGCACGACCGCGCCGCCGATCGTCACCTGCTTGTTAGCCAGGTGATTCAGGACGGCGCTGTTCGCGGCCAGCTGGAGATTGGCGAAGAGCATGCGCGGCGGTTAGCGGATGACGCCGTCGAGCAGCACGGTCGCGCTGGTCTCGGTGCCCGACTTGGCCGCTGTCGCTGCGCCGATGAGGACATTGTTGGTGGCAACCTTGGTCACACGGCGCGCCGTGTTGTCCCAGTAGACCTTGTCGCCAACAGCAAGGGTGTCAGCGTTAACTGCGGCCAGCGCGTAGACACCGAAGCGGTTGACCTCGACCTCTGCACCCTGCACAGCGTCGCCGCAGGCAACGCCAAAGATCGCGCCGACCAGCACCCCTTGGCCACCCAGCAAGTTAGCCGGGGCAATGACGGTCAAGGTACAACCGCTCTGGATGAAATTTCTCATGTTCGATTCCTGTGGTGAATGGATGGGCTGACAGCAGCGGCTTACTTGCCGATGCCTTCGTACAGGCCACGGTGATCAACGGCCTTGGCCGCGAAGTCCAGGCGGCACTTCCAGGTCACGCCGTCGACCTCGAAACCATTCTGACTTTCGATGACCGGTCCTTCCGCACCGTCCAGGTAGCAGTACTCGACGGTATCGACCTGGCTGTTGCTGCTGGCGAGGAACCATGCCGTTTCGCTCATGGCGTCCAGGATTGGTTCGACGATCGGCTCGACGGCAGTGCGGCCGCCGCTGCGGAATTCATTGATGTCACTTTGCTTGGCCGGAACATAGTTCGCGCTGGTCAAAGCGTATGCATCCTGCTCAAGCGAAGCAGGGACGATAAGGAAGTTCGGCGCCAAATTCAGCTCTTCGCCTGCCAGACCCTTCTGCAAGCGCATGGCTTTACGGCCGGCCTTCAGTCCGTCCAGCGAAAGCGCCGAGCCAGCGCCCGACCCGATGTTTTTGTGGGCAGCGTCGAACAGCGGCTTACCATCGCCCATTGCTGGATTGCCCGTGAGCTGGCTATACACCAAGCGATTCTCCAGGCGGCTCGCACTTGCGCCGAAGGCGGAAACGAGGCGCTCGAATGCACGAAGGTCATCGTTGATGATGGCTTGGCGGGTGAGCGACACCATGCGGCCATACGTCACCAGGCCGTACGACGTGCCTGCGTCGACCATCGTGCCGTATTTGAATTCCCCGTGCTCATTGGTTTTGAGCAGCTCTGGCGCACTGGAAATCTGGACGATGTTGATGTTCTTGAAGTCAGGCGCATTCGGCGCACGGCGTGCCCACAGCGTGTACGTACCTGCGTTCTCGGCGTAAGCATCACGCATGCGTTTGTTGGCGACATTGCCGAACAGCGCAGCAAAATCGCTGGTGCCGTGCATGCCCGAACGGAAGTTCAGCATGTTGGTGGCAAGGGTCATGCGGTCCATGCCGCGCGTCGAAACACCACGCTCCTCCAGGAAGTCGCGACCCAGCTCAAGCAGGCTCATGCCACGGAACTCAGCGCCGTGCTCGGTCAGCTTGGTCCGCGCATACACGCGGTGCATGATCGCTTCTTCCATGCCAGCAAGGCGCGTTTGCTGTACATCGCCGACCAGCACAATGCGGGTGTTCTGGTGGCCGCCGCTTGCAGTCGAGTTGCGGGCCATCTCGTCCAGCACGGCGGTGCGTGCTTGATCGACGGAGCTACCACCACGGATCAGACCGGCGGCCAGGTTGGTGACGCCGTGACGGGCGCACAGATCGATGATGTCAGCCGAGCGGGCGACGGCGTCCTGCGCGGCGCGTGAGGCGACGTCATCGGTGACGACTGGCACGGCCGGCGCTGGGGTCGGGGCTGGTGCCGGCGCAGTTGCCGCGCGGGCTGGATCGACAGGCGCTGGATTCTGGGCGCCCGGCTGGGTAGTATTTGGCATGTTGTCTTCCTGGTTGGATGGAGCGGAAAGGGCGGGCGCCCGGGCGATGAATTCGCATGGGTGACCGTTCTGCGGCGCGCTGCGCGAACTCGCGCCTGCGTCGAATGGGACGGTCACGAAACTGATTTCGTACGGCTCCCACGCGACGGCGCGGTACAGCGGTACGTTGATGCCATCGGTACGGTCGATGGCGCGGGTGATCTCGTATTTAGCTACACGGTAAGTAAAGCTGATCGAACGGATGATGCCGGCCTTGATGTCGGAGACGATTCCGGCGAGCTCTGGACGGTTCGACAGGCGCAGCGTTGCACTGCCCTCGCCATTCTGGATGCTGCCGCGCGTGGCAATGCCGATGATCGACTTGAGACCACCGTGGATATCATGGTTGTCAATGACCTGAACCACACCCTTGTCGAAGCGGGACATATCGACCGCCTCGGGCGTGACCAGCAGCTCTTCGTCGTACGGGGTATCGTTGTACCAGTCGTAGCGACGGCCCATTGCTCCGGTCGTCCAGACGACATCAATCGTGTTGTCGGTCTCGTTGTAAGTCGATGGGACGAGCTCCGCGCCACGCGAAAGAGGTGGCATGATCCGGGGATCAGTAGCGGAGCGGGCTGCGGTCTGCTGAGTGGTTGGCGTCGTCATATCCGCATGATGCGGATTTCCCTGTCTCAATTCTCGGAAAACTGAGACAACTTCATAGGCGACTATTCCTCATCACTGATGACGTAGTAACGGCCATCTCGGAGTGCCATGGTCTTTGGCGGCAAACCACTGCCTTGCGCATTCTCGATAGCGCCCAACTTAGTTTTTTCCCGCTCAGTCGCGGTGCTTTCAATTCGGCTCGGCGGCGGCTGGCCAACATCGGCAACGGGTACTACCGGTACCCGAGGAAATTTGGAAGCGTCGATCATCAGTTGTCCACCCTATTAAATTGAATGCTTCGGTAAAAGCGCTCACCATTGGCGCAGTCAATACGGAAATCGCAGTAATTGACGCCAGCCGGCAACGTGTCCATCCCGCCCAACTTCACTAGTATCAAAGAACCCTGAAGCACAGCAGGTACAAGCTCCTCCACACCGACCGGGAATGCTTTCACACCGGTAGCGGTAGTGCCGCTGTCAATTATGTCGTTGCCAATATCGGCTACGTAGTAGCTTTGGTCGTCGGCGTCCTTGTTGATCCACCAAGCCCCGGCCGGTTGCTTGAACCAGATCGTGCGGTCGAACCGTTCGCCATTCGCGCACGTGATGCGGAACGTGCAGAAGTTGACTGCACTCGTCGCTGCGTTGAACCCGCCCAGCTTTACCGGGATCAGCTTGCCCTGGATGACGGGATCCTGAAGCACTGTCACGCCAGCGACGATGGCGTCGACCTTCACGGCGGTAGTGGCGCGCTCGGCCAGATCAATCGTAACGTCAGCTACCCAGTAGCGTTCATCGAGTGGGTGCTTCTCGCTCCACCATTTGCCAGCCTCGAGGTACGGAGCGTTTGGCGTGCGCGCGCCAGGCACGCTGCCGAACGCCACCACGCGGGTACCGCCCGGGAATGCGACCCGGCGGGATTCCGCTACCGTTGAGGCTGCCACTGCATTCTGTGCAGGCTGCTCGACGGAAACAAGCATCGCCACGTTGATGGCCGCCGTTTCTTCCTTGTACCCTTTGGCTGACGGATGCGTACCATCAGCGGTATAGGCCGAGGCCCGCCACAGACCACTCTCTGGTGAAGCGACACTCTCGACGGACGGGTTAACGTCGTACACCGTCTTGACGCCCGAAATGCCTCCAAGGCGGCGAGTGTTCTCGGTGACGCGAACAGCGTTGGACGCTACCGTGTTTTGGCTAGCGACGGTGTTCCAGGTATCAGTCGAAGTCGATACCGGCGACAAGGTGCAGAGGGCAACGGGACCAGGGAACAGGCCCACTACGGTGTTCGTGTCGGACGCTACACTGGAGGCGGAGCCTCCATTGGTAATGTCGTTGATGCCCATATTCACGGCAAAGTGCGTGAAGTACGAGGCCAGTGACATGCGCTTGGCTTTGCTGCCGAGGAACAGTGACATGCGGTCACCGGAGATTCCGACGTGACCTGCTGCATATGCTGCACCGAATGCGCGGCCCAGGTGACCCTGCAGCGGCAGGCCGGCGTCAGCGGTATCGCCACGACCCACGGAAATGCTGTCCCCGTAGATGCCGATTGCGGGGTCGGACGACATACCGATAATGGCGATCGGCGTGGTGGTCGCTGCCTGGAATGCTGCCGAGGTGGTCGCGATGCCACCCATTGTCAGGTCAGAAGCTGGCGAGACGAACTGCGCCGTGCCGTCCCCTGCATAGAACGTGAAATACACGGCTTTGCTTGGCGCATTCTGGAACAGGCGAACCCAGAACTTTTCGCCTTTCGGGATCGAAACCGGGATTTGATCCGATACGATATTGCCGCCGCTCGACGATGTGACTGATGCGGCGCCGCCGAAGGTCACCCGGGTGAACGTTCCCGCCGGGTACTCAATAGCGGCGGTCCACGTAGCGGAACCGGCGTTCGTTTCGGTTTGGCCTGCTACATACCAGTTGGGCAGGACGATCGCCAGCGCCGCCACAGCGCTTCGAAGAATGTGCGGTGTACGGGAGAACGTGGTCGTATTCGAGGACGCCAGCGTATTTGGGATGTGCGTCCCGGTGGCGACTTGACGCAGAGTCTGGACACTATCAGCCATGGTTATCGGGTAGCTCTTTCAGGGTTCGTAGATAGCAGCGACTTCGGCCGAAGGCATCGCAGCCGGCTCTCGTCGTTCAAGCTTTCGGTTGCAGCTCGATGGTTTTCATTCGCCCGCGCCGCTCGTACATCACCTTGGTGACGCCAAGGTCGCGGAGCATGTTCAGTGCGCTGTCGTAGGTCGCGCGGTCGATCTGCCCGACAGCACCGCACACGTACACGGTGGTGTCGGTCAGGTGGTTCACTGTGATGATCCCCAGGTACGCTCGACGCGCCTTGTAGCCACCCGGACTGTCATAGACGCGAATGGTCGAAACGGCCGTGGCCATGTGCAGATGTGTCATGTGGCAGCACTATCGGCAGGCGGTGTCGGCATATTCCCCCGCTGCATGAACAGCATCGTGTCAAGGATGCCCAACTCCTTCAACCTGGCGATATCCTTCGCGAGCTCGGTATAGACGACCTCCGGGTCGTAGCCGCGCTGCCGCAGCTTTTCGCTGAAGCTCGACAGGCCGCCGCCGATCTCGGCCAGGTCGGCCTGCACGTCCTGCTGCGGGTTCACGTAATCCCACTTTGGCGGGCTGAAATCGACCGCCTTGTCGCGTGACTTGATCTGGCCAGCCAGATACGCATGCTCGATGAACGCGTCATGGATCGGCACCAAAAGCTTCGGGATCAGTGTCAACCACTGCATCTGCGTCACTGAACGGCGGAAGTCCAGCAGCCGCACGCGGGCGCTGCTAAAGTTGACCGAGCTCATGTCGCCTGTCAGCAGGTGATACGGCACGCCGATACCAGCTGCGATCAGGTGCAGTTGAAACTTGACGTACTCGACGTAGCCGGGCGCTGCCTTTGGTTCAATGACCGTGAAGTTCATTCCCGGCGGCATACCGACGATGTTGCCACCGCCCAGCTCGCCCAGGTCGTGATGGCCGCTGGACTGGCCTTCGCCTGCGTTGCCCATGCTGGCCGGGTTCTCCGCACCGCTGATGTCGCCACTGGCCAGCACCGACAGGCGGGCTTCCAGATTCTTGCGCGACATCTCGGCGTCTTCGTACAGCTGCAGGTCGCGCACGCGTGCGATCACTGGCGCCAAGCGGGTGAAGCCCCTACCCTGCCCCGGGCGGCCCGGGTTGAACAGGTGAATGATCTGGTTTTCCGGCACCCGCTGGCTCTGCGAACGACCGCGCACAGCGGCGACATCGCCGGGGTGCTGGTCCCACAGGTAGTACGCGGTGACCGCGCCGAGTACGTCGTACTCGATACCGTTGACAATCGAGTTGCCGTTCAGCGTACCCGACCGGGCGCTGTCGAGCCAGTCGATTTCGAGCAGCTGCAACTGGAGCGGGACAGCCATGCCAGAACTAGCGCTACGGGTGCGCTTGCGCACCAGCACTTCGCCGTCCTGCTCCATGGCCATGTAGGCAGCTTTCACGAATCCGAAGAAGTCAAAGCGACCATCGGCATCGCACACCTTGAACCAGGCAGTAAGCAGCTCGTTGATCTTTTCTTTGTCGCGGCCAGTGGCACGCGGAATAATGCCCGACCCGACCGTCGCCACCGCCAGGCCGTCCATACCGGCCCAGATGTACGGAACGTTCTGGACCAGGGCGCGCGCCTTGCTGCGCAGCGCCTTGGCATCGGCTTGGTGATCGGCGTTCGCGCTCGCGCCGGCCCGGCGTGGGCGCCACGTGTCACGCGGGCTGGCGGCCTCATAGGCACGCTGCAGCTGGCGGCGCGCGAAGTGCCGCGCGATGCCGGCCTGCGGACTTACGAAGCCGATGACGCGATCGATGAAATTTGCCATCAATCGCCCCGACGGGTCGTAAAGCTGAAGCCGAAGATGTGGGGGTTGGTTCGCTGGATACTACGGTTCATCACCTGTACCGCATGTGCACGGGCAGCGATCAGCTGCGCCGTGTTCTGGTAGGTAATGCGCCGCCCGTCGAATTCGACCGAGAGCGCGCCGGATACGATCGCGGCGTCGAGTGCATCAATGTCTGATTGGGAGATAGCCATGTCGCCCACGGTAGCGATCTGGCCGTCTCAATTCTCGGAAAATTGAGATTTTATTTCTTGGCACCTGGCGTCTTGATGATGCGATAGACCGATGCCCTGCTGATGTTGAGCCGGCGCGCAACCTCTGTGGCGTTGCGTCCGTTAAACAACACCATGACTTCGGCCACAATGCGTTCGCGCTCGGCTTGAGATCGCCGTGGGATATACGTCTCAATGCCGGCGAACTCGCGGCGTGCGAGCTCCTTTAAGGCGCAGGCCTTGTCCCGCATCTCGGGAAACTCGATTTGAATAAATTCGAAAATCTTGTCAATCAAGTCGACGTTGTCGAGCAGCGCGGCGGTTACCACTGTCTCCCGACTGGCCGGCGCTGGTGGGGTGATGGGGTCGAGGGCGGTTTCGGTTTCCATGGTTCGTTTGCTGGTTGCGCTGTTGTAGTTGTTAGTGGCGTGATGACAGTGGTGGACTGATCCCCATCCGGGGCGGGCTGGTCGACCGGGGCGGCATCGTTGAACAGGTCGGGCGTGGCAGGGTTGACCTTCTCGCGCACCAGCTGCCACTGGTGGGGCGTCTTCTTGTGCAGGCCGAGATACTGCGCGGCTGCCAGGTTGTAGACCATCAAGTCACCAGCCTCGTTACGAGCGCTCTTCTTCTTCTCCCACACGGTGACTTTGCGGCCGCGCTTGTAGACGGTGATGCTGTACTCGGCGGTCAGCTGGTCGTAGTAATCATCTGGCAGGCCGTCCGGGAAGTGGGTTGCGCCCGGGCCTTCGGCCAAGCTGTAGCGGCTTGCCAGATAATCCTTGGCCGTGTCGGTACCAATCAGCCACAGCTTGGCGCCGTGGGGCATGACCTTGCCCATCCAGTTCACATCTACCAGCGTTGGCTTGGCAGAGAGAATCGGCTTGCTGTAGGTCGAGTGGCCCTTGATCGCGTAGATGTGACGGTGCTGACGCGTGCGGGTGAAGTTGTAAACGTCCTGCGTATTGGCGCCGCCCGAGTCGATGAAAGTTGCGGCGATGCCGAGCATGCGCCCGCCGGCGTGCTGGTACCGGCCCAGCAGCAGCGCATCGAGTGAGTCCCACGTCACCTGCTCTGTCGGCGATCCCGACACCACCTGGTAGTCAACGATCCAATCCTCCATGCCTTCGCCCCAGGCCACGACCTTGAGCTCAAGGCGGTCGGGCTGCGTGTCGACAGCGGCGGTCAGGATCAGGCCCTTCATCGGCACCGTGCCCAGCCTGTAGTCCTCGGCACGCGCCTTGAGTTCGGTCGCCTTGGTCTGTTCTTTCTTGCGCTCCCAGCACCGCGCCAAACGCGTGTTGTAGAACACGATCATCAGCTCTTCGCTGCCCTCGTCCAGCTTGGCGCGGGCTGCTCGGTACTCGCGCAGCAGGGCTATCCAGGTGAGCCAGCCGTACGGCGTGAACATCGCATTGATGGTGAAGCTGACCGTCTCCCCATCACCAGGTACACCGGTCGACCATGCGCCGCGGCGGAACATATTGTTCTTGTCGGTCTCGTACATGACGGCGCCACACGCGCGGCATGGATAGATCGCTTGGCCGGCGTCGTCCTCATCCAGTCGCTCGAACACCAGCGGCTGCTCGTGACCACAGTGCACGCAGTCGGCCAGCGCCTCCTGGCGCGTGCCCTGCAGGTACAGGTTCTCAATGATCGACTGGCCAGTGATCGTCGGCGAACTAGGGAAGTACGACTTGCGATTGCGCTCGAACGAAGTCTGCCGCGCCTTCGCCAGCTGGACCGGATCACCCTCTCCGTTCACGTTAGCGTTGGCGCGGTCGACCTCATCGAACAGTACGCGGCGCGCCGGGATCTCGGACAGGTTGGCTGCTGCGCCGGCGGTGACGATGTGCAGCGAGCCGCCGATGTATTCCTTGTGATCGAGCGTATTGACAGCATCGCGCGAACGCGGGGCGGCCACTCGGTCACGCACCTCGGGCACGGCAGCGATGGTCTTACTCACGCGCGCGCTGGTGCGCTTGGCCAGCTTGCCAGTCGGCAGGATCCATAAGAAGTTTGCAGGCGATTGGTGCACCGTCGAGCAGAACCAGTTCAGGCCGACCTGCGTCTTGAGCATCTGTGATGCGCCCATCAGGGCGACGATCTTGCACGGGTGATTGTCCGACAGCGCGCGCATCACTTCGCGCGCATGCGGCGTGCGGTCGGTCCTGTACTTGCCGGCCTCGTTCGCGCCCGACTCTTTCGGGATCACCATGTGCAGGTCCGACCATTCGTCGACCGTCATGTTCGGATCCGGCTGCAGCCCACGCGCGATCGCCGGACGCACGATGGTGGCCGCTGGGGCGAGGCCAATCATCCGGCATGCTCCTCGAGCTGGACGTCCAGGCGCTCGTTGAACGTGTGCGCCATGCTTTCAAGCAGAATCCGATGCTCGCGCTCGATCACTTCCTCGCACTCCTCGGCGGTACGCAACGACGCCACGTCGGCAGCGATGCGACGGGCGCAGTTGAGCAGCCCGTCTCGCAGCGCACGCGCAGCCTCGAAGACGGCCGAGTCGACGTCGTCCTTGAGCAGGAACTGCTTCGACATCTCGGCCAGCTTGATCTCGGCAGCAGCTGCCTCCGCTGCCTCCCGTCGCGCGCGGCTGCTGTCATAGCCCGGCACTTTGGCCACAGACTCCGGACCTCCCGTACCCGCCGGGGTGCTGGGCTGCGCCCCACTTGCCAGGGGGTCAGGGCGTTGGCCGTTCGCGCGCGGGCGGGTATGTTTTTTGTAGAGGTGCGTCGCGTACTCTGGATCGACCTTGCCATCGGTGACCGGAATGCCGCACCTGGTCACCGCGTCGTATGCGGACTGGCGCGCAATGCCCATGGTCTTTGCCCACTCGGCGACGGTTGTCAGGTTTTGCGTCATATTTCTTCGTTGTCAGGTAAGTTGTCAGGAAATGTTTTTGGGTTTTGCTAGTGCGATGACGTGGCCTGAATTACCCTTGCTAGCCCTGCTCCAGGAAGAACCTAACCCGGGGGGGTATCAGGTTGAGCCCGGGCGCGGGCGGTTGAACTCAGCATCGAAATGCCCGACGAACTTGGCCTCGATGGTGGCCTGGCCGATCTCGTGGAAGCGCAGGCGCGTCGTGTACCGCACTTGCTTCACGAATACGAACATCGGCTTGATGGCCGTGCCGTGCGCGAATCGGCGCTTGATGTACACACCTGGTAGCAGGCCACGGTTACCGTTTGGCAGGACGAAGTACGTCACACCCTGGCGCGCGATGGTGCGGTTCGACCGCGTGCTGCCAGACGCACGCGACTCGTGACCAGATCCGCGCTGCACCTTCAGCTGCGACAGCATCTGGGTGATCTGGGCGCGGCGCACGTTACCGTTCGCATCGAGTGTGGCGCCGTTGCCAGGCACGGCGAACCAGCCCTGCGGCATCATGCCGTTGGCCTGCAGCAGGCGCTCCATGCCCTTGAGGCCACGGTTGCCGCCAAAGATTTGCGGGCCGAGGAAGCGGTCAGCCGGCGTGCCCTTGCCAAACGGGTTGTCCTTGACCCAGACGCGTGCCTCGAGGCTGGTCTTGGTGGCAGGCTTGAGGAACGTGCCGTTGAGCGCGTAGGGCGTTGGACGATCAAACACCGAACGCATCTCCGCCTTAATCGCAGCCTGGACGTCCTTGGCGGTGCGGGTCAGCGCAATCGCTGCCACGATCGGGCCACGCCGGCCCAGTTCTTCGATCCGTGCGGCCACGGCAGGGAAGTCAGTTCGCAGATTCACTCGCATCGTTTCACTCCTTTTTCCGGCTTTGCAGCCTGTTATTCAAACCCTGCAAGTCTGTAACCCGCATGGATACTGACTCTTGGCAGGGTATGTAGGGTTGCAGGGTTGTTTTAGATGTGAGCGTCAAAAAAAACACATCGGCATATCCACATCGTTTCGCGCCTACGTGCGCTAAACCCCGCAAACCCTGCATACCCTGCTGAAACCCGCATGGAGACTGGCTCTCCGGCTTGCAGGGTTTGTTCCCTACCCTGCTCAACCCTGCAATGCCCGGTCCGCACGAACGTCGCCGAGCTTCCTAAACTTGGCGATCTGCTCATCCAATGGGTCCGGGAAATCAGGGTTGTCCACCACGAACACCATTCGGGTCTTCTTGTGCTTGCTGTCGACAGCAACGCTCTTCTTCGACTTGGTCTCGCGACTGCCGATCAAGCCGGCGAACTTGCACAGCGTCAGCGGCTTCTCACCGCTCTTGTCGCACCACCGCTTGTAGATGATGTACAGGTCCTCAGACAGGCACGACGTGTACGGCGCGTCCAAGTAGCCGTCCTTCCAAGCTCGGTGGAACGACATCCATCCAGCCAAGCCGAACTCGATCACGCGCTCCTTGGCCAGCGTCATCGGCGGCTTGGTGTGCTCGTTGAAGCCGTCAAGCGGCAGGTTCAGCAGAAAGTGATAGAACGCCTGGATGCCACCGGCCGCGATGGAACGCTGCACTTCGGCATAAAACGCTGGGTCCTGCTTGCGCCGCGCCTCGATGACCATGAAGCGTCGATCCTCCAGCTCGATAGGGATCGGCTGCGGCTCGTTCGAGAGGAACGTCGCGTTCATGTGGTTGCGCTCGTCGCGCAGCGGCAGGTTCTTCTCGTTGATCGAGGTCGTCTTGCCGGTGATCATGTACTTGAGCGTGCCGTTGTGGGAGTACTTGTCGTCGCGCGACAGCACTTCTTCGAACAGCACGAACAGCTTGCGGCTGCGCCAGGCGGTAAAGCTCGACTCCAACTGGTGCTGACTGGCCACCGTGCCGTAGTCGCCATAGATCGG